CAGAAGAGGCGAATCTCTTTGACCGTCAGCTCATTGATGACGATTCGGCGGTCGTTGATCGTGACCTCTTTCTTCAAACGTGACATGAAAAACCTCCTTTTGAAAAAAGGGGCAGGCAGCCAGGCCACCTGCCCCTTTCTCAAGAAATTTGATCTGCGCCTTACGGAGCAGTCGTGGTCGTGGTCGTGGTCGTGGTGCCGATCACGCTGGTCATCAAGGGCGAAGTGCTGTGGTAGGTGTTGTCTGCCAGGCACTTGCCGTTGAACTGGAGCGTGCCCCAGTCGTCGCCAATCAGGTTGAAGGCGCCGGCAGGAGCGAGCTTGACCTTATGAAAATAGTGGATCGCGTTTTCACCCTTCTGGTTGTTGGTCACGAACTTGAGCGACCAGCGCTGTGCCATGTCCTGATTGGCATAGAGCTTGTTGGTGCCAGAGAGGGTGGCCCGCAGGAATTTCTGCAGGTTCACGATGGAGACTTCATCAAGTGAGAAGGCCAGATCGATCCCGGTTTGAATGGGAACGTCCTCGTCCTGCTGCTTCTCGGCGGTACGCGAAGAGAAGTGCTCGACGTTTTTCTCCGTGGGTTGATAGGTGAAGGACGGGCAGTTTCCCACATCGACGTACACGGGCACGGCCGCGTAGGGCGCGATGTAGAGAATACCTCGACCAAGATAATACAGGTCAGGGTTGGGAGAAGTGAGAGGCGGCATTGAGATCCTCCTTTATTGGCCTATTTCCGGAACCATCCATTTCTGGTCGTAGACCGTGAACAGGTCCGTCGTAATCAGGTACTCCCCGTCGCTTACCAGTTTGAGACCGGCGGCTTTCGGGTGAAGAACCTGTTCGTTCAGAATGTCCACGCATCTTCCCAGGAACCAGAAGGCATCCGGGATTTTGGTTGATGTAAAATCATGAGTATTGGATACCCCGATGTAAATGGAGATCAGGTGCTCCAGCTTCATGGTCCTGTTTTTGCCTGTGTCGAGTGGTTTCCGGTCCTTCGAAATTACCAGGGCAAAGGGCGTCGTCAAACTGACTTCTGCCGGAAATATTGCGCTCTTGATCTGGCTTCTTTTCTCATACCGATCAATTTCGCCCTGATACGGCCGCACGATCTGGAATTCCTGAACTTCCTTGCGGATCAGGTTGACCACGGCCTGGACGATCTCTCCTCGGTTGATCAAAAGCATCAGAACTCGCTCCAGTAGGTTGAAGTGAACTTTTCATCCTCTGTCACGATCCCGTGATCGTTCGGCGCCGCGGACGGCGTCGATTCGTTTACGGGATCCAGAGACAATTTTCCCTGAGAAATCAACTTGAGCAGATCCTGGCATTGTTCGTAGGTTCGGCTCCACACGGGGTTGTCGAAGAATTTCCGCAAGTGGAGATTCCAGATCGCCATCTTGGCGGAAAGATTGGCCACGAGTTCGGGAACCGGATTGAGGGGAACCTGTTTGACGACACCGACGTAGGAGTCAATTTCCCGATCCGCCTGATTGATCGCCTCATCGATGACGGTTTGCTTGACGCGCAGCGCGCCGGCATCGTCATTCGACAAATTGATCAGCATCGTGTTCGGAATCAGTTTTTTGAGGTCTTCAAGCGTCGAGTACGGCATCCCATGGTCTCCCTGATTTTTACGATCAACTGCTTGTAAGGCATCTTCCGGGCCTCGTAGCTCGGAAAATTGAGCTGTTCAATCGCAAGCTGCCTGACGAGTTTTGCTGGCCATCGCTTGAGGTCGGTCATTCGGAAGATCGAGGTCGTGTGTGCCCGGACCTTCTTCTTTTGCGGCCTCCACCCGACAGGCTCTACCAGCCCCCGGAGTTTCAGGACCTTGGCCGGGGTGAGGCTGACCCTCTCCCCCGGCTCATAGATCCTGTCTAGTTTAATGCGTTGAAGAACGATTGCTCTCACTTCTTCACGTTCTTGATCAGGTATCCCGCAAAGGCCATGAGGAAGAGCGTGTCGTACATATCCGTGCAGCGCACGTTGACGATCTTGCCACCTTCCTCGGTGAACACGTCCACATACGGGTAGGGTTTGGCACCGAACATGGGCCGGATCGTGTATCCGAACCCGGGCTCGTCGATGTCGGGGAACTGCGTCGGAGGAACGTAAGCCAGGATGGCGTTGTCTCCCCAGAGATCGGAGAACGTCACGGTGGCGTCGTTCCCGGAAGAGCTCGACGCATCGGGAAGCATCAGCGACTGGCCGATGATCACCTTGTCCAGATCGTGCACGTTCTTGATGATGTCCGGCGTGACGATCTTGTCCGTGGTGTACTTCAGCTTGTCGGTGTACTTCGTGTGGAACTTGAGCTGCTTGTAGGCTTCATTGCCCATAATCAGCGTGTTGGGATAGCGGCCGATCTTGGACCGGACGACTTCCTTGCCCGTCTCGATGTCCGTGACGGGATCGGAGGTGGATGTCTCGGACCAGCAGGTCGTGGTCGCCAGGGTCACGTAATGACCCGAAGGATAGCTGGCCGTGTTCTGGACTGCGTCCGCGATCAGCTTCTCCAGCTCGAGGGCCAGATTCCACTGGACCTTCGTGCGCTGACGGTTCTGCAGGTTGAACAGGGCCTTAAGCTTCGCATCGCCCGGAAGCGCGCGAAGCGCCTCGAGGTCGCGATTGTCGAGCGGATAGGCCAGATCGTGCTCCTCGAGGGAGTAGCTGATCCAGTCATCCGGATCGGGCACGGCCCGACGGGTTTTCGCGCCGGAAGCCCGGAGCGTCTGATAGATTTTGAACGCATCCTTGTTGAAGATGGGGACCTTGCCAGACATGGCCGCGGCCTTTGCGATCGGAAATACCTGGGTTCCGATCAGACCAACGGGGGTATATCCGGCCGCCAATCTCGTCAAGGGCACGGACACGCCTTCGGTGATGAGATCGTAGAAGTTGCTCATGGATTAAACCTCCTCGTGTGTTTGTCCGGTTACGGAGCAGTCGTCGTAGTTGTCGTCGACGACGTGGTCGTGGTCGTGGTCGCTCCGGCCGCAAGGGATCCGATCTGGAGCAGGACCTCGATGTCCTCGCCCGCCCCGCCGGCAGACTGAGCCTCGCCAGCGATGAACTTGCCCTTCTGTGCCGGGATGACCTTGCCGTCGGCCGCAGTCATGACCTTCTGGTAAGCCTGAACAGGCTGACCGGCCGTGACAAGCGCCGTACCCATGATCGTCACGGGCACGGGAGCGCCATCGGCAGCCCCGTCCCTGGAAACACCCTGCACACGCTCACCGGCTACGGTGGCCTGCGCACCTTCGGACTTCACGAAACGCTTACGGGTGATCGCCCCGGAAGCGGTTTTCGTGATAATGAGAATGGGATACTCTGTTGCACGTCCCATAATTGACATTCCTCCTTCGTTGAAATGTTAACCGCCGATCGCCAGGGCCGCCTGCTCGTAGGAGCACTTGTTTTTCTCCATGTAGTCCTGGATCATCCTGTCGATGACCACCCCGTCCGCTGCGACGGACATGTTGGCGAACTCGAGGGGAATGTCCTTGGGATCCACATGGGCTGCGCGGCCCTGGGTGAACTGGTGGCCCGGGGGCGTTTTCTGGCTCGGGCGAGCCGACAGACGCTCACGGAATTTGGTGATGAGGCTTTTCTCGCCCTCCTTGAATTCCAGGCGGGAATTGGCCGTGTAGATGTCGTCGAACTCCGCAAGGAGCCCGTCGCGCTCGGCTGCGGTGACTTTCTCCTCCTTGATGAGCCCCTCAAGGAACTCGGAGAAAACCTTCTTCTCGCCCTCCATCTTCACCTTGCGGATCTCGATGTCGCGATCCAGATCCTTCTTGGCCGCCTCGTTCTTGTATTCGCTGAACGAAGTGGTGAGGGCCTCGATCTTCTTCATCGCCTCCGCAAAGTCGGTGGAGAGCTTCGTGTAGTCTGAGGAGAGCTTCTCGTGCTTCTCCATGAGTTCTTTCATTTCCATCGGATCCTCCTTCGGTTGTGGTTTTCGGAAGAAGGATTCCAACTTCCCCATGATCTGGGAAAGCCGGTCCTCTTCGCTCGTGAATTCCAAGAAATCATCACCCTCCTTGAACTGGACGGGTGCTAGGCCTTTCACTGCCGGGGGCGATGCGCCCAGCAGTCCGACATGACGCAGCAAGTTGTCCGGGTACAGAGAGATGGACACCTTCTTGAACATCTTGGCGTCCACGGCTGCACGGACCTTGTCACTCACCGTGTCTATGTATGCGAGCATCTTGTCGCCAGCGGCCTTCAACTCTCGAACCCACCCGTAGGCGGGCCCATTGTCGGTCGGATGGCCCAGGACCAGGGGAGCCTCATGGTCCGTCTGCTCGTTATACTTTTTGCAAATCCCCTGCACGTCCTCGGGCGTGAAGGTGACTGTCTTTCCGTTTGCGGCTGTATGAGTGCCGGCTTTGAAAATTTCAATCCACATATCGTCCTCCATGTTTCAGATATCGGCGAATGCGTTATTTTCCTAGAGTCTTGCTGCCCCCGGATTTTCGCTTCGGATCGTTCCCGCGCTGCTTGCCGCCCGGGGACGTGTTGCCGTCGGGTTCCTCCTGTGTTCCCAGGACCTGCTTGCCCTCCGGTTCGGAGATCTCCTCGATGTCACCCTCTTCGAAGTGGTACGCACGCTCGTAATACTTCTGCGAGAAACGCACGCCGCTCCGGGACAGGCTCTCGTCGCGCTGCGCCCGCTCCACGTCGATGATCTCCGGCCTGAACGGCGTGACCTGCGGACGCGGGGTGTCGTAGTAGCCGTTTCGGGCGAAGATCATCCAGAGCAGATCGTTAAAAAAAGAAGCGACGAGATCTTCGTCGCTCTTTACCAAGTCGTCCCGGATCCCCATGGCGCCCTTCGTGGCCGCATAAGAGGACTTGTCCTTGACGTCGGTGTTGAGTGTGTGACCCAGGATCGCCTTTGAAACCTGCGAATCCATGAAATCCATCAGGGCCTCAAAACCAACTTCCTTCGTCGTCTTGCTTTCCAGAAGCTCAACATCCTTGTCGCCGCTTACCACCACGACGGCATCTTGCACGAGGGACTTGAGGTCGTTCTTGAATTTCTCGATCCCTTC